GTATCCATAGTATAGTATGGATTAGGCACTCCTTTTTGTTGATAATACGGTGATACTGTTGGCATTTTTCTCTCCTGTACATATTTATAATGTACCTAGGACAGAATGTCAAGCCTTTCTTTCACCCTTGGTACATAAGAAGTCTGGTACACCACCATTCTCCAACCAAACTCTATGCTTATTTTGAAATTTCACAAGGCTAGAGGCATCTTCTTCAAAAAAGTATTCATGTATAATTTTATCTTTAGGTTTTTCGATTACTTGCCATAGTATTTTACGGCCTCGTTTTACCATTTTTTTAATGTAATGCAAACTTTTATCTGCCTTTCCTGGTCTCTTGTCACCCTTATGAAATCTTACTTTTTGTTTTCTTGGCATAACCTATAATTTAAAATCGCTAAACTTACTGTAAGCGTCATCTGGTGTAGGATAGTTTTCTTCTTCTTTCTGTCCACTATCTACTATGTTTTGTGCTGAAGCGGCCACATCATATAATCTCATTTTTGACCTGTCAACACCAATAATAAATGCTTTGTTCATACTAGGGTCATTATAACGATTCTTTAACTGTTTCACTTTCATTTGACCTAAAGCCTCTAGTTCTTCATTAGACATTAAAGCAAACATGAAGTCAGCAGTAGCTGGCAAACCAAAAGATTCTGAAGTATCTTCTAAGCCAATGTCTGTAGAAACAAAACCAGTTCTAGTTGTTTGTGTTGCACTAAAAATTGGCACATCAAACTCTACAGCAAGACCTCTAAGTTCTTCTGCAATTGCTTTGATATAGAAATAAGATGAAATATTACCACCTTTAAATCTTGCACTAGCACAAATATTTAAGTAATCAATAAAGATAACATCTGGTTTAAATGATTTCTTTAATGCAAGTTCATTTAATAATGCTCTGAAATGACCACTATGTGCTGATGCTGTAGGATATTCTTTAATGATTAATTTACCTTTTGTCTTTGCATTTAGTTTTTCAAGTTTACTATCATACAATTGTTTAGGCATGGTATGTAAATCATCAATTGTTGCATCAAATAAGTTTGCATCAATTCTTTCTGCAATTCTTTCCTCGGCCATTTCTAAAGTAACATACAGTACATTTAAACCTTCACTTAAAAAATGAGAGGCACAATGACACATAAACAAAGATTTACCAACACCTGTGCCTGCAAGAGCAATGTTTAATGTTTTACTTGGTACACCGCCTTTTGTAATTTTATTAAAATAATCTAAATCGAATTTATATTTTCTTTCTTTAGTATGATAAAACTTAAATCTAGCATCAGCATCTTCAATATAATCATGCCCAATATGATTGTCAAAACTAACAGCCAAAGCATTTGCTAAAATGCCAGGTATTGCTTCTGGTGTTCTCTTTTGGTCTTTGTTATCTAAGATTTTAATACCATCTAAAACGGCATTATGTACAGCTCTATCTTTACACCACTTTTCTGTAGTGTCAAATAACCATTGTAAATCAGACTTTTCATATGATAGACCATTAATAATTAATTTAATATTTTTTAATTGTTCTTCCGTTAAATCTTTTCTTTGACCTAACTCAATATTAATAGTTTCTTTTGTAGGTAAATTTTTATATCCTTCAACAAACTTTTCAATTTGTAAAAAGAGTTCTCGTTCATCTGAATTTGAAAAATAATCACCCTCTATAAAAGGCAAAGCTTTTCTAGTAAAATCTTCGTTGAAAAAAAGATTACTTAAAATTGTTGTTTCTATTCTATTATTGTTTGTCAAAGAGTGTTCCATCCTTTAGTTTTTCATCTACAAGTTCCACTAATATATCACCTATATAATTTTTAAAATCCTGACAATCAACATCTTTTTTATCAGGATTAACAAAAACATCATAGGTAAATTGTAGTGGTACTTGGCCATCATTATTTACATCTTCAAATTTAACATTACCATATTTGTATATAATACCTTTGTACTCATCTTCAAGTAATTTTACACAAGTAAAATCATCACCTTGTTTCTGTACAAAAGTGTATTTACTATTCTTCGTCTTGTCCGTAGGTGAATTTTCTTTTGGTGTATTCATCAATCTTATCTAATACCTCTTTTGTAAAATATTTCTCGGGGTCATCATTGATAGACTTACCAAACACTTTTGTGCCATCTGGCATTTCATACCTTGTAGATACTTTCTTAAAGACACCAGCTTCTTCGCCAAGTTCTAAAAGACCATAATATCTGTCAAGGCCAGTTTTGTATGTTAGTCTTACATCAATTTGAGCATTTTCTTTTGTTAAACGAGATTTATAATTTTTACAATGTATGATATTACCAACGACCTCAGTACCGTCTTTTTCTTTTCTCTTACCAAGGTAAACGATTGATGAAGCAGCGTATTTCAAACCTGAACCGCCACCCATTTCTTTTTGAGGGAACATTGAACCGATAACATCATAGGTGTGATTAGTCATAATCATAGGAACACCTGCTTGTCCTAGTTTCAATGTTAAAACTCTAAATGCTGATTTCACAATCTGACTTCTGGTCATATCTCTTGTTTCTTTACCAGCAGCTGTATCTTCCATTTCTTTTGTAGTAGATAACATACCTAAACTGTCTAATACGAACATCATAGGTTTTCTTTTATCTTCTGGTTGTTCTATGTACTTGTCTAAGATTTTAATTGATTGTGTTCTAAACTCTTGTACCGTTGCAACAGGCATTACAACTAAACGGCTACTATCTACACCACGACTTTCAACCATCTCTTTAGATACTGCACTTTCTGATTCAAAATAAATCACACCAGCATCTTTGTCTTGGTCTAAAAAATTCTTTACAATACCTAATGCAAAGAAAGTCTTTCCTGTCGCAGCCTCACCTGCAATCGCTGTAATTCGACTATCGGGTAAACCACCATAAATCGAACCACTTAACAGAGCATTAAATGAATATGAGCCTGTGTCGATAAAATTATCTACATCACCGCCTGTACCATCACTAGCAAGTGTGGCATACTCATTGCCTGTTTCTTTAATTATTTGTTTGAGAAAATCGCTCATATATTTCACGCTCCTTATCTGTATAACTTATAGTATACCATTTTATACCCATACTATAACATATTTGTTTGATATTGTCAAGCTCCTGTGGGCTGAAACTGTGTGTCATGTAGTTTCTAGGACCTTTGTAAATGGTAATCATCATCTAAACTTTTCTTAATATCTAATTTTGGTGGCCATACTTCATTCCACAATCTATATTCTGGATTCTCAGGTATATATCCTTTAGGTGGGTTGTCATAGAAACCTGGTTCTATCTTTGACCATAATATAGATTTTACTTCATCTATTGGTAATTGACCAAATTCTGTGTAAGTATTACTAGCTATTTTTTCAGCCATATAATAAACTTTTTCTTTATTATATTCAACTTTCCGTTGGTAATCCCAATATTCTTTCAATTCTTTATACGATTGTTCTGAAATGGCCATAGTCATATTTATCTAATAATGTCAATCTGAGCGTCTTTAGTCCATATCTCTAAATCGTTTCTGATACGGCCTTCTTCTTTTAATTTGTTATATCTTTTTGTTGCTAATTTCTTCCACCATTCAACAATATTATCTACCGTGTATCGGTCAAAGTTTTCAGCCTTTACAATTTTATCTGTTTTGCCATTTACAATATCAATAAAGTTTTCAATACCATAGTTTGAAACATAATATCTTTTTTGTTCTGTTAGATTTTTTGCATTATTAATTGTTGTATTAAATTGTTTAAGGTCATCACCATCAATTGTTCTTTTAACTAAACCAATAATTGCATTTGTTAATTTTAATTTTCTACTACTAGCAGTTTCAGGTACTAAAGGTCCTGTTTTACTTTCTACATAATTAGCCAAATCTCTAAACGGTTTGCCGTGCATCATAGGAATAAAATTACTATCGGTCATTCCTTTGTATCTTAAAAATGGTTTCATACCGTCATACATTGATGCGCCTTTTGTATTACCATAAAGTGATGTAGTTTCAAACATTACTAAGTTCATATCATACTTTACATTAAGTTTTTCTCTTACCCAATGTGAACAACAAATACCTGCCAACAATTTACCACCGAGATAGTTGTAACCGAATGGTTGGCAAGGCACAATCACAAATCCCATAATAGCTGTTTTATTAAATACTGTTAAATTAGGTACATTGCCTAACAAATCATTTCTTGGTTTACAATTGATAACTGGAGAACCGAACCGAATGAAACCTAAAAACTTGTTTGTATTTTTATCTTTAACGGCCAACTTTAATGCTTTGCCTGGAATACTGACCATATTACTATGACTACTAATCATATTAATACAAGTGTCCCATGTATGATTATCTAGTTCAACAACTTCAATATCCATATCTTCTGGTGAAATAGAAAAATCATCAAACATATCTGAATCAAATCCCATACCAGGAAGTGATTGAGGTAATGACTCAATCTGAGCCATCTTTTGGTCACGCATATATTGGTCAATTCTTTCAAACTGGCCAAAATAATCGTTGAATATGTTTGCACAATGTAGTGCTTCTTCTTTACTTAGGGTCTTCGCCATTCCACATCCATAATAATAAAACTGGTATCAATACTATTAATATACTACAAATTATACTAATTGGCAAGCTCATACTTCATTTCCCCAAAAATCCCAGCCTGGTCTTGTTTCTTTTCTTGCAAATAATTCAATATACGGACCATCCAGGAGTTCTTCGATTCGATTATGAATAAGTGGTTTTTCGGAATGC